CTCGTTTTAAGAAGTGGTGGTGACTTTTCAATGTTGGATGTTCAACTTATTGTAAGGCACATCAACGGCAAATGGGTAGGAAATCCCAAACCAAGAATAATATGTATGTGGGATAAAGCTACGAAGCAGTATGATTTGGGTGGATTTGAAGTCATTCCTTTAAAGACTACTTTACCTGGTACTTGGTCACGAATGATACTTTATTCCCCTGAAATGGAGCAATATCGTCCTTTTCTTTATATTGACTTGGATACGGCAATAATCACTTCAGTTGAGAATATAATTAAAGTTATTCCTGACCAGACAAAGTTTATTACACTTCAGGACTTTTGGCAGGTAGGTCAACTTGCAACGGGGTTGGTTTGGTTTCCTGCTAAATCAGAAAAGATAAAGAAAGTATGGGATTCCTTTAAAGGAGTGACGGGGACAAGAATGGATGTATATTTACGCAAAGTTATAAGTGCAGATTACTATTGGCAGAATCTTACAGATACAATATATGATTTTAAATCACGGAGCAGAGAATGGTTAAGTAGCATTCCGAACAGAGCCAACCTGATTTGCTTCCACGGCAAACCACGAATATTACAGGCAGTAGGTTTGGATTGGGTCAGAGAGTATGTCAATCAGAAAAATTTCTTTCACAGGTTAGTTACTGTAATAATTCCTTACAATAAGGATAGAGGTTGGCTCTCGGATGCTATTGCTTCTGTACCAGAAGATGTACAGTTACTATTGAGCAAAGGTGATGGTACCTGGCCTGAGAACTTTAATAAGGTATGGAATCAAGTTGAGGGGAAATACGTGAGGTGGTTGCATGAAGATGATATGTTGACTCCAAACTGTATTGAGGACTCTGTAAATGCATTGAAGTCTCAGAATGTGGATTTCATTCACGGCAATGCAATAGAGGTTTCTATGGGCTCAGGAAAACGTGTAGAATGGCATCCGAGGCTTCTATATCCAACATGGAAAGATATTATGATTAAAAATACCATTCATCAGGCAACTCTGATGTACCGGAGAGAAGTATTTGAAAAGATTGGCCTCCTTGACAGTTCACTTAATACACTGGAAGAATTTGAATTTCATCTCAGGTGTTTGAAGGCAGGGATGAGGATTGGGTATTGCAATGCTTTTCTTGGAATTTACAGAAGGCATCCTAAGCAAAAGATTAGAATGCTCAGTCCGTTGTATCGCAGGGAGATTAGGAATAAAGTTAAAGCTAAGTACCAATGATTGAAAAGTCTCCTATAATAATTACAGGAGTGCCACGATCAGGAAAATCTATGATTGCAGGAGTGATAAATCGTTGTGGAGCATTTGGTGGGAAAATGTCAGGATTTAAGGGTGTGAATGAAAATGATGCAGTCAAAGAAGTGATGGAGAAACCTTATCTTGCATCTATTTGGGCTGATGAAATGGGGCAGTATCCTTTACCAAAAAGGGAGCAAATTAAAATCCCTTTGAATTGGAAAGATAATGTAGATGAGATATTTGAAAGGGAAGGGTATAGTAGGGGAGAATGGTTTTATAAAAGCAGTACAGCATCACTTATTTGGCAGGTTTGGCATTCTGCATACCCTTATGCTAAATGGGTGATTGTACGCAGACGTACGGCAGACATAGTAGAATCCTGTATGAAAACAGGATATATGTACGCCTTTAAGGATAAAAAGAAAAGAGAAGCAGTTCATGTAAAAGATGAAAGGGAAGGATGGCTTTGGTTTGTACATGAGTATGAAAAAAGATTCGTTGAAATGATTACAGAAGGATTAAATTGTAAAGTCATTTATCCTGAGAGATTGGTTTATGGGGATTACAGTCAGCTTTATGAAACCTTGGATTGGCTCGGATTAAAATGGAAACATAGTGTATTTAACTATATTGATCCTTTGTTGGAAACAACACGGAAAAAAGAAAAGGAGGTAAAAAATGGCAGTGTTAGCAACAACTGATGATGTATTTGATCTCTTACAGGACAGTAGCCTGAGTGATGCTTATGTAAACAGTATCCTTACTACGGTTGATAGGATTCTGACCAAAGTATTTGAATATTATACAGGGACAATAGGAACTGGCTTGCTTACTGAAATACAGAAATATTATGCTGCACATATTATTTCCTTGACAACACTAAGGATGGGTGCAGAAGAACAAGTAGGGGAAGCAAGGATTAAATATACAGGAAAATGGGGAACTGGTTTTGAAGCTACTCCTTATGGTCAGATATTACTTGCTATTGATCCTTCGGGATTGATAAGCAAGACTGCAATGAAAGCTGCTTCTATTTATGCTGTAAAAAGTTTTGACTAATGGGAATATCTGCATTGTTAAAAAAGAATTGCACTCAGACCTGTGTCTATTGGGGAAGTCCCTTGGCAGACGGGGATGGTGGATTTACATGGGCAAATCCTGTTGAACTTAAATGCAGATGGGAAGGAAAAGTGCAGATAATAAATGATGATGATAAAAGAGGTGGGGAGATTGAGAGTGTAGCTATTGTTTATGTTCTGCAGGACGTTGAAGAAGAAGGATTCTTGTATTTAGGGACATTAGATGATTTGGAAGCGTTGGAAGATAGCAGTGCTAACAGTAGTGGAGGTTGGTATGATCCAAAAACTGTGGATGGTGCATTTAAGATCAAGCAGTTTGAGAAAATTCCGGCTTTGGGTTCAACAACGGAATTTGTACGTAGGGCTTTTTTAACACAATGGTCGTATAGATGAGAGTAAGTAGGATTGGCAGTAGTTCACCTGTTGGTGGAGTTATAAGGGTTAAGGGAGTTACTCAGGTCTTGGCAAGACTTGATAGGGAGATTGCTAAGATACAAGGGCTAACTCAGGAAGGATTAATACGTGCTACTGCTAAGATACATGAAGAAACTGAAAAAGGGAGTGTGAAAACTCCAAGGGATTTGGGGAACTTGCGTCATTCATGGTTTTATGTAACTGCAAACGCAAGGATTATTGCAGGGGGAAGTACAGGAAAATTAGTTTCAACTGAGACAGGATCATTTACAGGACCAAAAGCAGGAGAGTTTGCTTCACAACATTCATCTATAAAAGGAGAAATGGTAGGTAAAGCAAAAGCACTTTCAAATGTTTATAAAGGTCCGTTTATTATTATGGGATATAGCATGAATTATGCTTTGTGGGTGCATGAAATGGTAGGAGCACATTTTTCTGCTGAAGGAACTGGTGCAAAATGGTTTCAGATTGCTATTGAAAACCAAAAGGATAATATCTTGAAAATATTACGTGATACAGCAAGAATAAAATGAATACAACTGCGAATGATATAAAATCAATTCTTGTAGCTGATACTGCACTTGGCCTTGTACATGGTACAAATCTGTTTGTAAACAGAGAACCCGCAAGTCCGGATAATTGTGTGACAATATTTGACACATACGGAGCACCTGCAAGACTGACATTGGATGGGAAAAGTTATGAATATCCAAGTATTCAGATAAGGGTACGAAACAATAAACAGAGTGAAGCTACAAGAATTATAAATGCTATATATTCATCATTACATGGCCGGGCACATGAAACATGGAATGGTGCTATATATGAATCTATCGCTTGTTCAGGTAGTGGTCCGTTTCTTTTGGATTGGGATGACAACGATAGATGTCGTTTTGTTATTAACTTTAATGTACAGCGAAAAGCTGTTTAAAAAAGGAGGTAAAACACATGAGTAATGCAGTATCAGGTGTAGGAACACAATTTCGTCGCTGGGATGGCTCAGCTTGGGCTGATCTCGCTGAAATTAATTCCATCACTGGTCCAACTATGACTCGTGATTTCATTGACGTAACGTCATTGGACTCGACGGGTGGGTATCGTGAGTTTATCGCCGGATTCCGGGACGCAGGGACAATTTCCCTGTCGATGAACTTTACGAGAACAACTTACGAGACATTCAAAGACGATTTCGAAGATCCTAATTCTCATTTCTATGAAATCTGTCTTTCGGATGGGGAATTAACTACTTTAGAGTTTGAAGGATTGGTTACGGAATGCCCGATAACTATTCCGACAGATGATAAGATTACTGCTGATGTGACAATTAAGATTAGTGGTCCTGTAACAATAAACTCAGGAACTGCTACTGAAGCTCCATCGTAGTAGATTTTAAAACTAATTCTAATCAAGAATTTTTTATTTATACAACTACAACAATAAAATTAATCAAAATGGGAGAGTTATTAAACAGTTCAAAATTATTAGAGAGGGAAGAACTCCAAATTCAGAAAGTTGAATTTGAGAATGGTGATTTCATATTTGTCCGTCAGATGACAGGACATGAAAGGGATACATTTGAAAATTCATTGTTGAAGAAGAATCGTGATGGAAAAGGAAACATTGTAAGTATCGAGCAGAATACAGATGATTTTCGTGCAAAACTTGCAGTAGTTACTATTTGTGACGATAAAGGAAATTTGCTACTTAAACCAACTGATTATCCACAATTGAGTAAAAACATGAGTGCTAAAAGGTTGGAGAAGATTATAAATGTAGCACAAAAAATTAATGCTATAACTGAGGAAGATAAGGAGAATGTAATAAAAAACTCAGAAGTCGGCCAAGCCGACAATTCCAGTTTCGACTCTGTTTAGCATTAGGTGTCGTTCATCCAAAATATTTGCTTGATCAACTCTCGGCATATGAGTTAGCAGAATGGGAAGCATACAATATGCTTGATCCTATCGGAGAAGTGCGAGAGGATTTCAGAAATGCAATGTTGTCTTGCCTGATTACAAATATTGCTATCAAGTGGGCATCAGGAAAGAAAACTGCAAAGTTATC